CGCGCGCGTTTGCGCATTCGCCGCCAGGGACCGATCCGTGAACAAATACTTCGATGCTCTGCCCGACGGCGTGAAGCACGCGCTCGATCTCATCTCATTTGCTGCCTTGCTCGGGAGCCTGATCAGCGTGCTGCCTGTCATTGCCTCCGTGCTCACCATCGTCTGGACCGCCATCCGCATCTACGAGACGGCCACGGTCCAAGCCCTGATCCATCGAAAGGAACGACTGTGACCAGCAAGGCCGAACTGCAAACTCGCGTCGGCGCAAAAGCCGATGGTGTGTGGGGGCCGAAGTCCAGGGCTGCCCTGCTCGCCCGCTTTGCCAACCGATCTGCCCCGGCAATCACCCCGCCCGATATTGCGGCAATGGCTAAGCGCCTGGGCTGCTCCTATCGCCAGCTCGATGCCGTCCGCACTGTGGAATCGGCGGGCAAGGGCTTCGACGCCGATGGTCGCCCGAAAATTCTGTTCGAGCGCCACAAGTTCCACCGCTTCACGGCCGGCGAATTCTCGCCCGCGCCGTTTAGCCAGTCTGCCGCCGGCGGCTACACTGTCGATGCCGATCGCAATGGCATCAACGACAACTGGGACAAGCTCTCGGGCGCCATCGCCACAGGCGCGGTCGATGCCGCGTTCATGTCGGCCAGCTGGGGCGCGTTTCAGATCATGGGCGAGTGGTGGGACGAGCTGGGCTATGCCAGCCCGGTGGATATGGCGCTCGGCTGTGTCGCCAGCGAGGCCGCCCATCTCGAAATGCTCGGTCGCTATATCGAGCATTTCCGGCTGAAAGGCGCCCTCGCCGCAATCACCAGCAACCCCGTCACCTGCCGCGCCTTTGCCGCCGCCTACAATGGCCCCGGCTATCGCGCGAACCGGTACGATGAAAAGCTCGCCGAAAGGATGGCCGGATGATCACGCGCATCCTCACCGAACTGCGCACGCTGCAGCGCTATTGGAGCGTGCGCCTAGCCGCCCTGGCCGCGCTCATCGCGGCCTGGCTGGTCAGCGATCCCACCGTGCTGCCCCGCTTGGTCGATACGCTGCCCGAAGCCTGGCGCCCGGTCGCCTCAATCCTGGTGGGCTTCGCCACGTTCGCGCTGCCCACCATCGCGCGCTGGCTTCCCCAGCCTGGCGCCACGGCCAAGGGAGCGGGCGAATGATCGCGCTCGCCCGCAAGGCGCTGGCCTTGATCCGCAAGCGCCCCGGTGCGTCTCCGCTCGCCCTGACCCTGTTGGCCTGCGCCGCCGCTCTTGGCTGGCTGCTGATCGAGCGCGCCAACCTGCAGGCAGATATAAGCACAGCGCGCGCTGATCTGGCCAAGGTGAAAGATGTCCAGCCCGCCGCGCGGGCCGCCCAGGCCGCCGTCAACCGTCAACCGGCCGCCGTCTCGGCCACCACCGCGGAGATATCCGATGCGCAAGCCCCTGCCTATTATGAGCGCGGCCGCGCTGCTGGTGCTGCCTATGCTGCTGCTCACCGCGTGCCAGCATCGTGCCCTGCAGGTCAGCCCGGACGTGCCGATCTGCCCGGAACCGATCGTCCTGCCTCGCTCGATGACCGATCCGGTGACGCTGCCGAAATGGTTGCCGTCTCCCGAGCAGACTATGACACCCTCACCGGCAACACCACGCGTCTCGCCAAAGTGTATCAGGATACCCATGCCCTGATCGCTGCCGGCGTGGCGGTGGCGACGGATGCTCCAGCACCGTGACCGGCGATGAAGACATCCCGGCCGATCTCTCCACCTTGATCCGCCTGGGCACGATCGTATCGGTCACATTCGATCCGCCCCGTTGCGTTGTGCGCTATGGCGATCCCGACACGGACGAGGATTGCGAAACCCCACCCATCCGTTGGTTGGCTGGACGCGCGGGGAAGACGCGCAACTGGTCCCCGCCCAGCGAAGGCGAGGAAGTCGTACTTCTTTGCCCTGATGGCCAGATCGGCAACGCCGTCGCTATCCTCGGCCTCAACAACGACAACACCCCACCGCCCGGAAAAACGCTCGCAGAAGTCCTCGAATACGAGGACGGCGCCCGTATCGGCTATGATCCCGAAAGCCACGCCCTCACCGCCGTCCTCCCGGCTGGCGCAACCGCCGCGATCGAGGCATCGGGCGGCCTCATGATTCGCGGCGACGTGACAATCGAGGGCAAGCTCACCGTTAGCGACGACGTGATTGGCGGCGGCACGAGCCTTAAGGGGCACACCCATGGCGGTGTGCAGGTGGGCAGCCAACATACGCTGCGCGCTGATTGAGAAACCGAACGAACATTGTTACTGCTAATTGTAAGTTATGATTGGCTTGGGCCAATCAGAAGCAGGCCGTAGCGGAATGGGGGCGGTTAAGTGGGACTAAAAATCGACGCACAGACATTAGATGCGCTTACATTCAGGATAGCTCAAGGTATCGATTCAATCGATGATCTCTTTTTTGGCCTGCACAAAATGGACTTCAAGTGGTCCGAAGAAATATTCTCACAACTACCAGAAAAACTTCGAGAAAATATTTCCAAGATATGCGGAGAGGGCGGATTGGCTGAATTTTTATACGGCCAGTCAACTATGAAACTAGAGCAAGATGATACGTTCCAACGGGATGAAGATAACAACCTTAAAAACACCAAGACCTTTGGAAACACTTTAGATGCAGCACGGTCTCTAGTTTCTGAATTAAATAATCTTCCATACTCCTATCGATTATCCGCACCGATGCCTAAGTCTTTTTCCTCGCAATTTTTCAAATATATTGACAAATTCGAGCTTGGCAACGGTATGTTTCTCATGAAGGGAGAACATCTTTCCAACGATTTCCCGCTAACTACAGGAATTTCCGAAGCAGATGCCAGAATTTTTATCAATATTAACGAAAAACAAAAGCAGCCACCGGCTGATGGAAGTATCTATTTCGTGCAGTTTAAAGGTGGATATGTCGGACTTCAAAAAGATTCCCCAATAATTAACGATTTTTATGCAAATTTTCGACAACTTCTTGGGTCCATATTAGCGGTGGGCGGGTTTGTTTCGACTCCTTGGAACAACAGTTCAAATGAACACGCAATTTTTATTCACCGAAACGATGGTGAATACAAAATTACAAAAATAGAGCCATTTCCCATTCAATTGGGAATCTTTTATGGTGAAATGGGCAATGAACTAACAAGCGACTTGAAATCATCAAGCGACAGACATCCTGAAAGATTGAAAAGACGCCTTAACCTCATAAGGTCTTCATTCCAAAATACCGATCACGCGCGCAGGTTGTCTGTATCGTGTATCTGGTACCTTCGATCTTACATGTCCAAAGATTCTCTTGACGGACTTTTAGAGTCAACCATTTCGTTGGAAGCCTTGCTTGGCGGAGCCAATTATGAAGGAACGAGATTATCGAGCTTACTAGGAAACAGATGTGCATATCTTGTTGGACGAGATATATCTGATAGAACGGAAATACTTGAACGCTTTCAATCCATATACGCGCTCAGATCTAGGATAGTCCACGAGGGGCACCACATTTTTTCTAAAAATGAGCGCGATCTTTTGATGTACTCCAGGGAACTGTGTCGAAGGTCACTCTTAAAAGAGATGGCGCTATCATCTGACCTTTAACATTCGACGAAGCGCGACCACTCGCGTCAGAAAAGCAGCGGTTCTCAAGCACGAGCGCAGAACCTGCTAGGCAATTTGGCTAAGCACGTGCTCCACGGTAAAGCCCGCCCTTACCCGCCCCCCGCCTCGCCTGCGCGCTTGGCGGGGGGCATGGCGTTGGGCATGAACGGCATGGACGCCACCACGGGAAAGCCCCTTTCGGGCGTTGCGCACATGGCGCAGCGCGTGGGGCAAATTCTGTCTACCCCGGTGGGCACGCGCGTTCAGCGCCGTGATTTCGGATCGCTCTGGCAAGAGCTGATCGACCAGCCCACCAACGCTGCAACCGCGCACTTGCTGCGCGCCGCCACGGCGCTGGCCATCCAGACGTGGGAGACGGAATTGATCGTCACCAAGGTCACGCTGTCCGGTGCCCCGGCCGAGGGCAACCTCGCTGCCAATATCACCGGCAAAACCGCCCAGGCCCTCGGCAACAGCCTGGTCACTCTCACCATCCCGCTCCCCGCGCCCACCCGCTGAAGGATCCTGGCCATGGCCCACGGCATCACCCTTATCGAATCCACCACCGGCACCCGCACGATCAGCACGAAGTCGAGCGCCATCATCGGCCTGATCGGCACGTCCACCGCTGTGGCGCCCGAAAGCCAGGCCGCGATCGACGCGGCGTTCCCGCTCAACACGCCGGTGCTGTTCACCTCGGCCGCCATCGCCGCCGGCAAGGCGGGCAGCGGCGGCACGCTCAAGGCCGCGCTCGAGGCGATCGACGATATCGTCACCCCCACCATCGTGATCGTGCGCGTGCCCGTAGGCGTGGATGAAGATGCGCAGGACGATGCCGTGATCGGCGCAACCGATGGCGCCAGCTACACGGGCATGCAGGCCCTGCTCAAGGCCGAGGCGATCACCGGCAATCGCCCACGCATCATTGGCGCCCCTGGCCTCGATACCCAGGCGGTGACCGCCAAGCTCGCCATCCTGGCCAAAAAACTGCGCGGCATGGCCTATGCCCGCGCGATCGGCGACACCAATGCCGAGGCGCGCACCTATCGCGAGGAATTCGGTGCGCGCGAGCTGATGCTCATCTGGCCCAACAGCTCGGCCACCGTGACGGGCGACGCCATTGCCCGCGCGCTCGGCATGCGTGCCTACCTCGATGAGACGGTGGGCTGGCACAAGACGATCAGCAACGTCACTGTGCCCGGCATCTCCGCGATCACGCACGATGTGCATTACGATCTGCTCGACAACGACACCGATGCCGGCCTGCTCAACGATGCCGATATCA